GGGGTAGAGACGGGCCAGACCTTTCAGGCGATGGCAACTTTTTTGATCAAGTCTGGTAACAAATGTCAGTTGGTGGCCGTCGATAACGAGCCGCTTGAGGGTGCTCCCAAGACCGGCATGGATACCAATGAAGAGGCAGATGATGATACGACGGATTCTGCGCCGCCGATGAGCTTGCAGCAACGGCTGATGGGAGGCGGTTAAGTGGATATCCTCCCTCAACCAGGCGGGATTGGAAGTTGTCTGCCCTGCGCCGGAACGGCGTTAGGCCAGCCTTCTACGGTTCCTTGTCCACAAGGCGTTGTTCCCGGGCCGCAAGGGGCAACTGGGCCTACGGGGCCAGCAGGAAGTGGGGGCAACGCCTATACGCTGACGAACGCAGCTTTCACGATGCCCGTAGCGGCAGCCACGGTTCCAGTTGTGGTCTTGTCCTCGGCATGGATGGCTCCGGGGCAGGTGGTTTATGTACAATCGGCTGGCTACTTTTTGGTTTCTTTGATTCAGGATGCAACCGATGTTATCCTCAATAACTTGGGGTACACGGGAAATGCTGGCCCCGGAACCGTCATTGCATCGGCACAGCCGGTCACACCGGGTGGTCTCGTGGGCCCGGCGGGTTCGGCGGGTGGCGGCGTCACGAGCGTAGGCTTATCTGCCCCGGCAATTTTTACTGTGTCGGGTTCGCCCGTGACTTTAAGCGGTACGCTATCCTTCACGCTGGCTTCTCAATTGCAAAACAGGGTTTGGGCCTCGCCTAATGGAGCTTCCGGCGCGCCGACTTTCCGGGCATTGCTGTTGGCTGATTTACCCACGATCCCTTATTCGTCGGTTACACTGACGACAACCAAGGGCGATATTATCGTCCGCAATGCCTCGAATGATGTGCGCATGGGCATCGGTAGCGATGGACAGGTTTTGACCGCAAATTCGGCGGCAGCCACCGGCATGAATTGGGCCAATCCGGCGATTCAACTGACGACCACGCGCAGGCGTGCCACGGTTTCTCCAGATACCATGCAGGCCTTGGATTCGATCATAGGCGTGAGTTTAGGGAGCGCCTTTTCCGAAACGTTGGCAGTGGCTCCTGCTGACGGACGGCGCATTACAATCAAGGACGAATCTGGCGCAGCCTCTTCCAACAACATCACCGTTTTTGCCGGGGCAGGAGATTCCATTGAGGGTTCGGCCTCCAAAGTTATCAATACCAACTATGGCTATTTGTCGCTGTACTACGATGCCGCTGACAAGATTTGGTTTATCACCGGGAGCGCATGAAAAACGGTCTTGACCAAGGCCGTGTCTTTGATGGTTTCACGTCGCTGGAAGGCGGCATGAATGGGGGTTCGGCTACCAATCTGCTTCCTCGATCAGAGGTAGCCTTCGCGATGAATGCCACGATGCGGACAGGCTACCTGAACAATCGCCCAGGCTGGCGACGATTTAACCTGTCATTTCAAGATGAAGATACGCAGAACGCCTACATCAATGGCGTCTTTCAGGGAGCCGGATGGTATGTGCCGCTAGGCTTTACGAATCCTCAGCTTTTTGTCTCGGTCTCAGGCCATATCTACCAATTGTCTACTAACTCAATGGGGATTGTATCTGTGGTGGATTTGACTATCCCCGGCGATCCCAATGATGCTCTTCTGCCCAAGGCTTGGTTCTGCCAGTCCGATTCGTTCTTGGTAATTCAGGACGGCATTGACGCGCCCTACATTTACGACGGCGCGGTTCTGCGCCGGTCGAATATCGAAGGCGGCGAAGTTCCAACGGGCTCGGCGATGGCATGCGGCTACGGACGCCTTTTCTTGGTGCGAGGTCAGGAAGTCGAGGCGGGAGACATTCTCAATGCGGCTAAACCGAACAGCGCAATTTCTTTCACAGAGGTCAAACTTAAGAAGGACGCCTTTGCCGTTCCCACCACGGCAGGGCCGATCACGGCTCTCATCTTTGGAGCCAACATTGATACCAGCATTGGCCAAGGCCCCCTCCAATTGCATACCGCCAGCGGATTGATTTCCACGGTCAACATCACCGTTTCCCGCAATGACTGGACGACAACGCCCAATTTCCAGCAGGACGGCCTTATCGGCGGCGCGGCTACCGGCCAAGAATCCACGGTTAATGTGAACAACGATACATGGTATCGGGCGCAAGACGGTATCCGTTCTTTTGTCGTAGCGCGGCGGCAATTCTCGACGTGGGGCAATACTCCGCAAAGTCGCGAGGTCAGTAACATCCTCAATTTCGATACGCGGGACTTGCTCAAATATGTGAGCGGCGTTTGGTTTGACAATCGCCTCCTAATGACCTGCTCTCCCCAAAAAAGGCAGAATACCACGGGCTGGTATTTTCAGGGTCTCACTGTCTTGGACTTTGATCTTCTTTCGACGCTCAACCGCTATTCAGGCTCACTTTATTCTCAAGACCCACAACCGTCTTACGATGGCATTTGGTCAGGCATCAATATCACGCAAATTACCAAGACTTATTTTGGCCCAACCGAACGCTGCTTTATGACGGTTTGGGATGAAGAGAACGGCAATCAACTTTGGGAACTCTTGCCTTCCCTGAGCCAGGATTACAGTTCTTCCTTCGATAATGGATCGTGCCCCATTCTTTCATGGATTGAAACCGGCTCGTACAATTTTCAAAGCCTGACCGCTGTTAAGCAACTGATTGGAGCCGATCTTTGGATTGACCAATTGCAGGGTAGCGTCGATTTTGATGTGAAGTTTTCGCCCGATCAATATCCGTTCTGGATTAACTGGCAGACTTTCAATGAATCTGATGGCAAACCCTGCGGCGAGATGATCCCGCGAGACGCCTTCACGTTTTGCCAAGTGCCAGTGACTTCTCCTCCTCAATACCGGTCTCGAATTAGGTTACAGCAGCCAGAGGAAACTTTTGCGGCCTCGCCAACCGAACCATCCGAAAATGACAGTCCCGAGACCGACTACCCTTTGACCTGCGGGTATGATTTTCGTTTTCGAATCCAATGGCAGGGACGCTGCCGGATCAAGGGACTGCGCGCCTTTGCCTATCTGCAACCGGAACGCACGACAGGGAGGAAGCCATGAGCGGTGGATATGGGCCTGTTGTAGTGACGGGGTGCTTACCGCCTGTATTTGAAGTAGCCGTAACTCCATTTCACGCCTGTCCTGAGATTTTTTATAATGGTCAGCAATCCGCAACCTGCGGAATAGGCCAAGCCCCGCAAACCTTTATTTGTCCAGCAGGAAAATTCTTTAGCCTAATTTCTCAGGATGATGCGGACACTCAAGCGCGAGCCTACGCGCAAGCACTCGCCACGGCCAATTGCGGTCATGCCATTCCGGTAGTTTCTAGCTTCACGACGACTATTCCAGCCGCGTCCGTTTTTAGCTATCAGATCGTGGCGACCAATAATCCGACATCGTATGGCGCGACGGGACTGCCAGCAGGACTTGCAATCAACACGACAACAGGGGTTATTTCAGGAACGATCATCAGTGGAGCAACGGCTACTTACACGATTCCCATTTCTGCGACTAATTTGGATGGGGCAGGAAATGGAACGCTTACGATTAAGGTCAAGGCTGCAATAGCGTTTACTTCGGCTGGATCGGGTACACCATTTACAACGGCTCAAATATCTTTGGACGGCGGAAGTTTTACAAGTATACCAGCAAACTTTACCGCATTTTCTCAAGTTAAAATTAGGATTACAAGGGCTGCCTATTCGGGTGGGTTTTCATCATTAAATTTCGGAATGCCCGGAGGAATTGTTTTTTTATCTGGCTCCGTATTAGCCACCCAAACCACAGTCAATTCTACCGGAACAGTTATTGATAATACGATGTCTAACTCGGCTCCTCCAATTATCGTGGTATCGGCAAATCCAGACACAAGCACGACTGGAAATAAAAGCATATCTACTGATGTGACAGGATTTAGCACGAGTCCGGGTAATGGAAGCTTAGCCTGCTTTATTCAAAATGGCGGTGATTGCACCAATACTCAATGGGACGTGACGCTCAATTTCTAATCTCGACATTAGCCTCCAACCTCTTAACTTTTTAACAGATGCCTATTCCGATTACACTAACGCCCGGTTCGCTTGGCCCTGCTCCATGCTACACAAGCGAGCAAGCCCGGTACAACGATTATACTGCCAAGACTCAGGCATCTTTTCCCGGGGGCTTTTTTGGGTTCTTGATGCAAACGACCGCGCCCGGGCCAGATGAGCGCGATCAACTTTGGGTGAAGGTAGACGGCAATAATCAGATTTTGGGTTTGTACACCTTTGCCAATGGATCGTGGATAGCGGTCAGTCCTACTTTCTTTCCAATTCTTCCCGGAACTGTGGTGGATTTCTTTGGTTCCATTGGTTCGATCTTGGCCCCGTGGTACCTGTGCAACGGCTCTGCCATCACAGGCGTTTATAATGGCCCATTGACGACGCCTAATTTGCAGGGACGCATGACGTTGGGAACCGGTACTAGTCCAGTGACGGGTACGGTCTTTACTCAGGGACAGGTAGGCGGCGAAGAAACGCATGCTTTGACCGCCGCAGAGAATGCTCCGCATGTCCATCAAATCAGCACAACAACTTTGGTAGGTGGTCCAGCTTCTCGGCAAAGTGGGGGGCCTGGCAATGAAACGAATCAATTGAGCACGGCTGTTTCCGGAGAAGGACGTCCGCATAACACGCTTTCCCCATACATGGCCCTTTATAAAATTATTTACTGGCCATGAGTGCGCGACTTACTTTAGCAGATGTGACCGGGCCGGTGGCTCAGACTTTGAATTTGAATCAGAGTGGCGCAAAAGTTACCTACTATATCAACCGGGCAGATGAAGAGCTTTTGAATATGGGCAGGTGGGTGGGAACGACGATCAAATACCGCATCTGCGCTAATCAGGGTTTCATTACTTGGCCATGGGAGATTGAAACTATCGAGGCCATGCGGATTAATGGTGCACCAATCACGCTTCAAAATCAGTGGTATCAATTCTTAGATTACGGAGGCGGTTGCTGGGGCGAAGGTATAGCTGGAGGTTGGGGAAATGGTTATGCTCCCTATGCTCGCGGAACCGCAATCGATGAACGAGAGGCCATCTCATTTGCAGATGTTTGCGGCTTGGGAAATCCTAAGAAGTTAAAGGTGTATGGCTCTGCGCAGGAAGCAACCAACTCGCGAATCCTGCTTCAATTTTATGACGCTCAGGGCAATTATGTTCGCACGAACGATTCTCTAGAGGGTTGGGTAGATGGAGAGTTTGTAAACATCAACTCCACTACGCCCCAAACGACCATTCATACAGTCACGTCTTGGGTTGGTGTTCAGAAACCTCTGACTAATGGTAATGTGAGAATCACTGAATTGGATACCGTTACAGGACTCGAAAGACCTCTTGCAAATTATCAGCCGAGCGAAACAAATCCGTCGTATAGGAGATCGCTTGTTCCTGGATGGTGCGGAATTGCATCTATTCCTAGGTGTGCCTCGGTTGAGGTAATCGCTTCCCAGCGACACGTTCCTGCGCTAAAACCCCGTGATTACGTAAGCATGACCTCAGTTGCGGCCTATGTCTATAAATGCAAGGCCATATTCCTTCACGAAAATAACAATATAGAAGAAGGAACGGCATTTGATCAAAAGGCATTTGCCGTTCTAGATCAGCAGTTGAGCAAATGGACAGGCGCGGGAGATATTCAAACCCCTAGGTTCAGGGCCGAAAACAGATGTTCCATCGGTTTCGAGAATTTTATTTAGCCAATGAGAAAACCCGTTACCAATGAAGAGAGATTAAGGCGTAATGCCAAGATCAAAGAATATAGGACGGCTAATAAGGATCGTCTAAATGCTCATCGCAGGGCAACCAGAATTGTTAAAACGAGAACTCCGGAACAAAACGCCAAACGTAGGATTTACGAAAAGGAAAGGCGCAAGCTTCCTGAACAAAAGGAAAAGGAAAGAATACGCAAACAAGTCTACGCTAAGAAGAACCCGGAACTTGTGGCGAAAAGGTCTAAAGACTGGATTGCTCGAAATCCTGAAAAAGCCAAAGCTACAAGAGAACGGTATAGGATTGAGCATGCCGAAGAAAGGCGAGCATGGAGGAAAGAATACGACAGACTAAATAGGGATAACCACAGACTTCGCGCCAAACTTTCTCGCTTGGCTAGAATTGATCATTACCGAAAAATGGAAAAGGAGCGCGTTAAGCATAAAAGGAAAACAAATCCTCAGTACGCTATCGCATGTAGGCTTCGGGCACGCGTCAGGGATTGTCTCAAAAGCCGTAGAAAATTTTACAAACTTTACGATGGTCTTGGTTGTACCAGACAATTTCTGATGGAACATTTGCAAGCTAAATTCTTGCCCGGAATGTCATGGAATAATTTTCATCTTTGGCATATTGATCATATTCGTCCACTATCGTCATTTGACTTGCTCAAGAAGGAAGAACAAGCTAAAGCTTTCCATTATAGCAACCTCCAACCACTATGGGCAATCGACAACATCAAGAAAGGAGCAAAGCTAATTCATGAGTGATCTACTCGCATCGATCTTCGGCGGCGGTTCGCAAACGGCCCCTGTCCTGCCTACGATCAATCCTAATGCCATCGCGGGCCAATTTCTTGGTCAGGATTTCGGCAAAGCCACGAACATCGCTAATACGATGTCCACGAGCGTCTCGAATAATAATCTCTCGAATGATATTGCGGGAATTAATCGAGTGGATTCAGGCGCATTGACGGGGCTTAATGCTCGGCAAACTTTGGGCAATGGGTTGCTATCGGGGGATAGTTCCGCTCTTCCCGCATGGGCTCAACAGTATTTGAATGATGGAGCGCGGCAAGGCGCGGAGTCGGCGGTTGGCCGTGGCGTAGGCGCATTTTCCAGCAACGGTATGAGCGGCGTGAATCAGTTCATGGGCAATAATGCTTTGCAGCTTGTTGGCTTTGGCAATCAACTTTCAACCGGAGCAAGTCAGGAAGCCGAGGCAATTTCAGGTCGCAATCAACAGCGATTCAATCCCACTGATTTCCTTTTGAATCCCGGTCAATTTTTACAGGCAGGAGAGTTCAACGCTGGCATCCAAGGTCAGAATGCGGTGGCCAAGGCGACAGCGGATAACTACAACCGAAACAACAGCCCTCTCGGCAACGCCTTCCGCACCGGTCTTAGCATGGTGGCCTCTCTTGCTGGCAGTTATCTGGGCGATCCTTCCTTGGGCCAAGCTTTTTCTACGCAATCAAATGGCGCGTCTGGCCCTGTTGGAGGTAGTTATTCCGGCGGTTCGGGCGGCGGTGGCGGCGCGGGTAT